ATCACTAACCTTCTCTAATGATATCGTTTATAATACTCTCTACCTTACAATATTCACCACAAGTTCTACCAGCTGGTACTTCATCACCCACACTTTCTTTCAATGGATATAGGAAAGCTCCATGAGTTGATGGATTGGATACGAAATCAAACGCTATCAATTCGAAATCTTTACCAACTTTTTGTCCATCTCCTTCCTGCATGGGTTGAACAGAACCCATACCACGAGAACTGATACCTAACTTGATACCTGCTTTGAATAATTCTTTTAATATGTTTCCACTTGGTGTTCCTAATACCTCTACCGTTCCAACTAAGTTATCACCTTCCCAATGCATCTCGGTAACATTATGTGACACATTCTGTAGATTGACAACAGACGACTCAGGATGGTCTAATTCACCGAGTGCTCTTTTTTGTGCTACAAATTCTTTTGTATATTTACCACTTTCCCTTTCTAAAATCTCACGAGGATACACACGACCATTTTGGTTTTTCGCGTTAGCCCTTTGTAATACACCATGAACAATCAACTTCCCACCATTTCTTGAAATCGATTCGTTTATTTGTTCGGGTGTTACTTCAAATGGAATATAATCTACTAATAAATCTTTCATATCAATGCCTCATTTTTATTTTCTTTTTACCGGGCATGACCTTGACTTTTGCCGTGTACGGATTATCTCTTGGGTCACCCTCTATGTTTATATCTGCTAAAGGTTGTTTATTTAAAAATACATCAACAATATACATCGGTGAAAAACCTGGTGCTGTATCAGCTTCTTGATGTACTATTTCTAAAGTACCGAATCTTGTTTTTACCTTTTGTTTGTGTGTCTCTATCAGTGGTTCTTTAGATTCTTGATGTTGTTTCATCACGCTATCTAATGTAGGAAGTGATTCTCCAAACTCTCTTTTGAGATACTTACTTTCTTTTATAAGGTCTTTCAGTTTCATTAACTTTTCCTCATCATGATTTCGTGTCTTAATTGTTGAAGTTTTTTAATCCAATCATCAAGACGACTAATCATATAGTTTTTGCTTACATCCTTTTTATGAATCTCTGTATGCCACCTTTTTAACAAGGTTGAAATACCATACAAAGAATCCATATAGGACTTTTTGTTTTCTTCAAAAGACATGGGGATTATCTTAGTTGACCGACTTTACCTGCTAATTTTACTAATCGTTCACTAATTTTGTGGAGTGCTTTATGTGTGTTTTTCCAATAATCCCTTGAATCGACATTCAATTCATTCTTCAACCTTAAATTCATATCGATTGTCTTTTCTAAATTTTTCAAACTATCACGAGTCTCCCTCATCGCCATTCCAATCTTTTGTTTGGTTGTTAATGAGTCGTCATTACGAAAGTCGTGATACTTACCTTCATTTCTTAATTTCGGGTCTTTGGCAAGAAAATTATCCGTACCGATAGTTGGGTTGTATGAACCACCACCATAACCGGCTTTCTTTTTCTTCTTACCTTTCTTATTCTTTTTAAAAGCGTAAGGTGTTTTATAATGAATATTACCCGCGGATGCAGTAGAAGATGCTTCTGCCAACTCCTTTTGAATGAGCTGTCTTATGAACTCTTTTAGTTTATTTCGAGCGGACATTGTCAAGCTCCTTAATGAGTTCGTAGTACCTCATTAGAGAAATAACTTGTTTGTCCTTGACAATGCGACCTTTGGTAAGGTTTTGTATTTGATTGACGGCCTCTTGTAGTTTAATCCTTGTGATATCATCACTTATCTTTGGAAGATGGGATTCCAAGGCTGTCTTTATTTTCTGTACTTCATCATTGACAAACTCTCTTAGAGAATTGGTATTAGAGATATTATTTATATATTCTTTTAAGAGATTTTTTTGTGGAGTATTTAGAGTCTTGTATTTTTTATTGAAATTATCAACCATCAATTGGTATGATAATAATCTAAGGTCTTTATCTTGACCTTTGAATTCTTTGATTACTTCTGTATCATTTTTGATTGATGGGGATATCTTTTTACCTGTAATGTGTTCTATTATGGTAAAGTTACTATCTACCTCATCTAAAGGATTTAGAGATTCGATTGATTCGGATAAAAATAATTTATATACAGAAGCGTATACTTTATAATTTGGAATACGAGAACGGAAAAAATCTTCAGTTTTGTAGTTTTCACTAATAGACTTTATGAGATTATACTTTTCATTTCTAAGTTTTTTATTATTGACTTTAGAACGAGATTTTAATACTGCCTCAATCAACCTTTGTGCTTTTGCAGTAGAATTGTAGTTTGTCTTAACCAATACTTGGTAGAGTTGATTTTCCTTACCAATCTCGGTATTTTCATTAAAATATTTTTTGAGCAAATCGATTGATTTACTTTTTTTATCATCACTAATGATATCTTGAGTGATTTGTCTTGATAGTAGCTCGAAAAGAATACCTGTATTCTTAATCTTCGAGTGTTTTACTCGTTTACTCATTTAATACTCCAATTCTCCGTATAATATCTCTTATATAAATATAAAAACTTCTAATAATTCGTTATTTAGAATCATTATTTAAAGAATTAACATCATCTGAATATTCTTTTTCAACATCCATAGTCTCTTCTAACAATTTTCTGTCTCTTACATTTAATTTTTTCAAATCTTTTTTCATCGCATCATAGTGTGCTAGTGCTATTCCATATTGTTTTCGTCTATCGTGACTACCTAAAGGGTCTCTACCACGAGCTCCACTATCCTTTCCGAACTTATTTCCTTCTTTTGGTCTTCCACCTTCTTCATCACCTTCTCTATCTGCGTTTGGGTCATCATCCATACCCGGCATACCACCCATCATGTCATCACCACCACCCATCATGGCTCCTTGTGTTCCAACTGCCTCCCCACTTTGTACTGGGTCATTACCTTCTTGTTCAATTTGGTCATGTCTGAATTTTCTCTTTTGGTCTTTTATGAGTTGTAATCTCATTTCTTTCTTTTGGTCTTCTGTGAACTTGAAGATGTTATCATAAACCCATTCTGTAGATGCTATCTTTGAATCTATCATGGATTGTCCAAGAGATTGTTTTGAATTCCATAATTCAATTTTTTCCTCTTCGTAAATTTTAGATGGATTGGTTAGACTAAGTTCAAAATTTACCAAATCTTCATCGGTGAATCCTTGTGAATATAAATGAACAATACCAATCTTAGTCAATTCACTGACCAATATTCTTTGTATTCTTTCGATGGTACGAGCAAATCTAACATCTTCTGCTGCTAGAGTTGCTTTACTACCAAGTGATTCTTCATATCCTAAGAAAGCCTTTGGAACTTTAAGTGCGGCTAATAATTTGTTTCTTAAATATTCGATATCATCCACAGCCTCATATGTTAAACCAGGTAGTCCTTCTATCTGAGTACCACTATCCCCACCACGAACAGGTAGGAAAAAATCTTCCGTAAGATTCTGTATGTTATATCTTAAATTATAATCACCATCTTGATCCATAACTGGAGCTTTCTTCATTTTGTTGATTATCTTTTGCATAAAGTTTTCGACTTCAGCTGGTGGGATATTCCCAATATCAATCTTGAATACTCTCTTTTCAGGTGCTCTCATGATTCTATGAATCAACATAGCGTCTTCCATCAGAGATAATTGTTTCCAAATCTTACGACCACCCTCAATCATTCCTTTACCATATGGTAAGAAATTAGAATCACTTAATAATCTAAAATGAGCTACTTCATAATTTTGAAATTCTTTTTCACTTCTTTGATTAGAATGTCTATTATCTGCATCTTGAACATGATATGTAACCATGTATGGTTCTGCTGGGTCTTGTCCTTCTATTCTTGTTACATCATATGTAGAAAGAGGTACGACATTTGTTACACCATACTTATCCTTGATATCTAAGTAAAGATAGAAATCACCATACTTACACATATTTCTTGTCCATGGCCATAGATTAAATTCTATATTTAAAATATCATAATAAAGATTTCTTAAAATATCATAAATATTTTCGTTATCCGATTGTATGGTCAATACATCTCCGTACTCAGACCTCATCGTAGATTCATCTGCATAAATATCAAGAGCACTTGAGATTATCGCATCATTATCCATCTCTTCATAATCTCTAAACAACCCAATCCTCTGTGATTGAAATGTAATCTGTTGAGATTTACCATAACCACCCGTAGCTAAATTACTATATAACCTTGAGTATCTATCAACAAGATTATCCTTTGTGGTGGATTGGAGTCTATTTGTATCAGCAATCTTTAATCGTCTTCCACCTGCATGTCTTACAATTACATTTGTGGAAAATAATCTTCTTAGTCTTGCTCTTAATTTGGATTCTGCCATTTTATCCTCTTACTTTATTAACCAAGTTAAATCTTCTTTTTTATCACCGACATCCATCGTCCAACCTTCTTTTTTATTCTCACTTGGTGTATAGACTGCTTCATAGTCTATCATTCTATTAAGTACATCTTTTTGCAAAGCCATTCCTTCGGCTCTTAAACGAAGGGCTGTATCTCTTACCCAAAGTCCAATAGCTAAACTCATTACCAAATCATCATTGTATCCAGCCATGGCTTCGGCTCTATTGTTGTTATATATAAATACAAACAACTCATCTATTAATCGTGAAGAATGTGCAATTACTGACTTTTCTCTAAAGTATTCTTCTAATTTGGCTATTACCAATGGTCTTGTCTTTGATGTCATACTAAAACCGGGTACCATCTGCCTATCTGAGTTTCTGTATTTATTCGTGACTTGTCTTGCCACATCTACATAATGTAAATCTTTTGAAGTGTAGAATAGATTATCATATTGTCTATCTATCACTTGTTGAATGGCTGCCCAACCAATACTTGAATTCTCAATCACTAATAATGCGTTATTATATTCTTGAGCGACATTCATACACAAATTACCAAAATCTTTGGTAGAAATTTTTCCTTTATATTCTGCAACTTGTTCCATACTATCCACATCAATCACATGAAAAGCTGAAAAGTCTTGTCCATCACCACGAGCAACATCACCAGCAACAACATAATCTTTTGTATAGTTTGGTGGTTGCCATATCCAAAGGTTACTATCAAATCCTCTCTTTTCTAATGGTTCTTGTATTTGGGTCTTCTTATACTCCTCTAAGATTCGTGGGTCGACAACACCTTGACCTGATGTGATAAAGTCACAATCACATTCTTGTGCTGCTTCGGAAGGTCCTAATAACTTGTCTTGTTCATTTCTCCATTCTTGTTCTCTTTCAGGATGAACAGTCCAATGTAATCGGATTGTATTCCAATCATTCTCACCTTCTTCGGCTCCAACCCATGTTCTGTGAAACCAATTACCAACACCATTTGGTGTGGATAGTGCAATACATTGTCCACCAGTCGATAGTGTACTTTGTGCAGCAGTCCATATTGTATCTATCTTATCGATAAATGCTGCCTCATCTATGACAAGAAGAGATAGTGCCTCTGAACGACCTGCGTCTTCGGTACTTGATATTGCCTTTACTTGAGAACCATTTGAGTATCGTAATGACAATTTGTTATCTTCGACACACTTCGACCTCACCCAACTTGGTAGGTTTGCGTGCATCACTCGTATTTTTGTGACCAAATTTTTAGCGGTATCTTGTTTTGTTGCAATTACCAATATATTTTTATCTGTTTGGAATGTCATCATCCATAAGGCGTATCCTGCAGTCAATGTTGAGATTCCTAACTGACGAGCCTTCAAAATGATATTATAATTGTGGTCTTTAAAATCTTTCAGAGAGGCCTCTTGAAATGGATAAAGTGCGAAAGGTACTTTTCCTTGAAGTGGATGTTGTATTACAGCATACTTCTTAAGAAAATATACAGGATCAACTGCACACTTTAGATATTCTTGTTTGATTACCTCTTTTATTTTATCTGACATTACTTAAGTAGGTAAACCACTCCAGTAGCACCTATCACTACTTTCTTGACACCGATTGGAATTACCTCTTTCGCAGTTACTGAACTACCTGGTATGGTTCCACCACCTGACGCGTGAACGACAACATTGGTTGCGTTTTCAACTATGAAAGCACTTGCCTCATTTGAGCCTGTTGCTTCAAATGTTGTACTTGAGGCCACTTTTATAATCTTATTGTATTCACCAAGATTACCCCTTACGGTTGGAGGTGTTCTATCGACTATTCCCATTTATCTCTCCTATTTTGAAAATTTTCTAAGAAACTTTACTGCGTCTTCTATGTCTTCTTTATCAAAAACTTCAACCATTTTTTTGATTTCATTTTTTGTACGAGTAAGTTTTCTTTTGGCATTTGCAACAACCTTTTTATTGATTCTTTTTCTTTTCAACAACATATCCAAATCATCTTGTAATTGTTGTTTTTCTTTTTCGACTTTAGCAATTATCTCTTTCAATTCCAATATTTCATCAGGTACTTTGTGAAATAAAGATTTGAACCAATTAATGATTTTGTTTATCATCCTATTATCTCCATCATTTTTTTATAATTTGTTTTATTGGGTTTGTCAAAATCACTATCTTTGGGTTTTTCGTATTGAGCGTAATCATCTTTATCACGAGTGACTTTTTCTTGAACTTTTTTTAATCTAAAATTAACAACCTTTCTTCCATTTATTGTTGGCATTCCATGTTCATCTTTACCGATAGATTTAACCTTAACCGGTTTATTTTTAAACCTACCACTCATTATGACATCACCAACACTTACATCGATTGTAATTGCCATTAGTCTTCCTTCCAACTTATCATTAAATTTTGACCATCTAATTTTTCAGTAACATTGTCCTCACGATTTAATTTACCACCCAAACCATTTGTGATAATTTTTTTCAAATCACCAAATGTCAAATCTTTATCATCGAATGGATGTGCCATGTGTCCATAAGCACCACCTTCGTTCAATAGTTCTCTTTGGACTAAATCATCCCACCATTCTTTTGTTAGAGGACTGTATTTATCTTTTTTCATACTCATAAATATTAAATCTCTATACTTTCGAGTTCTTTTTGAGTTTCCTCTTTCATTTTGGAATACTCTTCGAGTGCTTCAGAAGCCATTTTTTCAACCTGTTCAGTATTCTGACTCCACTTTTCTTTTTGTAATTCTATTTCTTGTACACCAACTGACTCTTGTACCTCATATGGTTTTGATGCTTCCTCTTTCCAATTTTCAACACTTGAAATCATATCATCAATCCAAGACAATTTATTATTCAATACTTTTTGTCTTTCCCAATTTTCAAAGGTTCCCTTCGCTCGTAGTTTCGCCTCAAACTTGACTTGACAATCAAAACAATGATTGTATAATCTATACATCTTATCATCCAAATGACTTTTCATTGTCTTAGTACAAGAAGGACAAAACCAAGGTGTCCTCGCCTCTTTAAGAACATCTGACCTATTCGACTTTTCTTCTCTTTCTTTTATTATCTGTTCTTGTCTTTTTTTCTTTTCATCCAAGTCTTCCATTTGAACAAAAATCTTTTTTTGTACTTTTTCACCATGAGCTACTCGTCTAATGTTCTCAATCTGACGAGACCTTTCTCGTGAATTAGTTGATAATATACTATCACTCATAACCTACTCCTAAAATGTCATTAAACCTGTGATTTGGTTAATTGGTGCAAACGCTCCAGTAAACTTATATGTTTTTCCTTTATATTTAAAAACAATACCCTCACTTGGAACGATAGCCTTTAATCCACCTATTGCGTTTAACCTATCTAATTGTATTTTTAATCTATTTAATTTTTTCAAATCTTTCTTACCTCTTACATCCTTGATTGCCGCATCAAGTCTTTTCTTAATTCCTTGAACTGCTTTGTCGGGTGAGGCTGCTATCCAACCACTAACATTTTGCATTATT